TAGTGATTGCACTTTGCGCTGCAGAATTTGTTAACCCAACAACACTAGGCACTGTTCGCATTACTGGTGGTGTAACTGGTGTTACAGGAGTAACTGGTGTTACAGGAGTGACATCTGGTGTTACAGGAGTAACATCTGGTGTTACAGGGGTTACTGGTGTTACAGGGGTTACTGGTGTTACTGGTGTAACTGGTGTAACAGGCGTTACTGGTGTAACTGGTGTAACAGGGTTAGACGCAAATACTGGAGATAAAGACAAGTTTCCAACACAGTTACCGCTAATTGTATATCCACTAGCAATGTCTGCTGCAGATACATTAGGGTATGCAGTATTTAATCCGCAGTTTGTATTATCTGAAATAAGTGAATAGCCAAGGAAAGCACCATCACTGCTAAGCAAAGAGTCAGGAATGTTTGTTGGTATTGTATATGATGTAGTGTATGTTGTATTTGGAGGACAATCTGTTACTCCAGGACCACAGTTGTATGTCACATTAAAGAATGTTTGAGCATTTGATCCTTCATATATATCACCATATGCAACCCAAGCATTTTCTGCAACCTTTAACAAAGTTACCTGTCCATACTGTGTGTCAATAAATAGTTGTGATCTTTTGCTATTAATTGTTACTCCTGCTGCTGCAACAAACTGAGTTACTCCTGAACCCATTTCAATTAAGTTGTAACTAGACCCTACTGGAATTGCTACAGATGAGTTTGTAGGAACTGTAAGGTCCATTGTTGAAGATGTATTGAGAAGAATTGTTTTTGATACGTCTGTTAGAGCCAATGTAAAACCTGTATTTTTTGTAATTACGCTTTTTTGTGCAGAAAGAGTGTTTGAAATACCATCTATTTGGTTTTGAAGATTTGTGTCAGCAGTTGTTCTGCTTGTTGCCTCTGAGGAAATTGCATTAGATAAAGATTTTAGGTGTCCTGCGACTGACTTTGTGTTGATACTTGTTGCTGTACCATTTAAATCATTTGAAGTTGGTATAACATTTGATCCATAATGATAAAGTCTTAATGCTTCCTGAATATCTGCTGCATCTTCATAGCCAGGTATCTTGGTTGGGTATAACCCAGAGCCATTTTCAGTATCATCAATAAATTCAGCAGCCATTTAATATCACCATCTTAGATTATACCACCGTAATTAGGAAATGAATATAGACGGTTCTATTTAGACCAACCCAACTTCCTCCTGAAAATTCAACGGCATTTATATCAACTGGCAATATCTGATCTCCAGTACCTGCCTGAAACTCTAAAGGTTTAACTGTAATTGAGTGAGCAATAGGGTTTGCAGGGTCAGAGAATGTGCATTGGATATTAAAATTTTCTGCTGTTAGTCCACCAACAAGGCTAAGTGGGGCAATATTAGATACCTTAAAGTCTACTTCGCTTGTTGTCTTGCCATTTGTAAACGCTACCTGTCTAATTACACTAAACTTGTCTGTCATAAGTGTTGCTGTTTCTACCCAAGTATTTACGCCAGAAACATTTTGGTATTGGTACATAACTAAATAGTCTTCATCTGTAGCCTGAACATTTATATACAAATCAAGCAGTTGCAATGTAACAGAATGTGATACTGTATTTGGGTTTCCGTATCCTACAAGGAAAAGGTTTCCTCTTTGTCCTTGTGGTCCAAAATCTACTTCGACATTTACATTTGCTGTACCGCCAATTACTTTAACATCTTCTGGTGATACAAAAATATTTGTCATTGTACCGTCCACTTAGGATAAAGTCTTATGTCTCCATTAATTAAAGGAATAGTAGATCCTGCGGTATATACGGTTCCAGTTCCGTCAGCAGATCTTGACCAACCAGAGAAAGAGTATCCAAGTCTTGCAAGTGTTCCGTTATTTGCAACAATGACGTTTTGGTTTGGAACATATTCTGTTGTATCTGTTGGCACTTGTCCGCTTGTTGCATTTGTATTATTATAAATAACTCTATATGTGGCAGGTGCTCTATTTGGTGATCCAATCCCCTGTGAAACATCATCTGTTACAGAAATAGAGCCAGTTAAAAGTGTCAAAATTTTATCGTATGTTCCTGCTCCTTGTGAATAAACCTGAACGTCATACTCATAAGTAATAGAAGAGTTCATCGCTGCTCCATTTTCTGGAGTTATTGCACAAGTTATATGGGTTCCATCTGTTGAGATTATTGCGCTACCAGTAATTTGATTTGCAACTCCTGCTGTACCTCTTACCTCTGCAATTTTAAATGTGGCATTGCTATAGTCGTTTAGATAAAAGATAGAGTTATCTGTTTTTTGAGGGTAGATCTTAAACTCATGGGTGTCACCCTTGTAGTAATTTATATTGAGTTCTCCTGGAAATGCCATAGTTTTATTATACCACGCTGACATATATAGATTTGAGAATTACTGATGCGTCATAATCGGTTCTAATTTGAGGAACTGCTCCGTTACCCCATATTTTTTGGTTTTCAATAAAAACCTGCTGGGTTACAGTTATTGGATAGGTATGTTGATATTTCATTGAGCCTATAAACTGAGCAATGTCTAGTTCGCTGTTTGGAGAATATGTTCGAATCCAGGCTTCTGTGTTACTGCTATATGTCGTTAACTCAAAACTGTAGGTTATAAATACTTGAGAGCCTTCTTTAAGTCCTTTAAAATTAAAGGCTCTAGCGTGGTCATTCCATAATGAAGCACAATCTTTAGGTAAATATCTTTCGTTTGATAATTCATCAGATAAAACAAAAACAGTTACCCATCCATCGTCTCCCTCAGATATTCCAAGTTTAAAAGGTTTTTCTATTTTATTGTGATAAGAAGCCCATCCTGCTTGCTGTCCTGAAGACGATAGAGAACTTAATCCTTCTCTTCCTTCTGGTCCTCGTGGACCTATTTTTCCTTCTGGTCCTTGAGGCCCTTCTTTCCCGTCTGCACCATCTCTACCATCTCTACCTGCAGGTCCCTGTGGCCCAGTTGGTCCAGGGACTGGAAGAAATGAAAGAACGTTATCTACAGAGGTAGATGCCTGACTTTGTTCTACTTGTGCAGCATAAGAAGATTTTTTTGCACCTGGAAAATCCATAGATTTAGAAACGGCCATGGGTACATTATCTCACGATATTAAGTAAGTGACTCTATAGATGTAATGATTCCGTTGGTAACTGTAACAATTTTAGAGTCTGATGTTTGGAATGTTCCCGTTGCTCCCGTTGGCAAATCTCCAAGAGTTGCTACAACTTTGTCTGCATCAGAATAGCCAGATGTTCTTGCGCTATTAATTATTGCACCACTATATGTATTGATATTTACTGAAGAAGGAACGGCATTTGAAGTAATGGTAACTTCAGGCGCTGCAATAGTTACTGCTCCAGAAGAAGCCTGTAGATATATATCTGCATCATTAACCTCTAAAGCAAGATCATTATCACCTGAATTTATAAGTCCCAAGACTTTAAGGGCACCAAAATTAGTAGGTCCATACAAAGTTCCATCTTCAGCAAACACATCAGTTCCTGGCTCACCTTTTGCTGCGAGTAAATTCCAAAATCCTGGAGAAGGAGTGTCTCCAACATTTCCGCCATTAGCACCAACACGATACCAAAGTTGTCCGTCATATGTTGCTATATCTCCAACGGCATATGATGCTCCGCCATTGTATTCTCCTGTGTAATTCCAAAGTGCATCTGCACCATTTATACCATCTGCACCTTTAGGAATCCAAACCTCCCATTGTGCAGTGTTTCCAACTGGATCTCCAAGTTGTCCACTTGCTTTAGCAAGATAAAGTTGTCCGTCTGATCCTCTAACTACTGCAATGTCTGGAACGTATCCGCTATTTGGATTGTAGTTTCCTAAATAGTAAATTCCAAAGTCTGCACCATTGGTTCCGTTAGTTCCATTGATACCATTTGCACCTGCTTGGCCATCTGCACCCTTTGATGCAATTAAATCAAACTTTGCAGTATTTGTTGGAAGTGTTCCAGCAGTTGTTGCTGACTTTGTATAATAAAGTTGTCCTTGGTAGGTTACTAAATCTCCAACTGCATAAGCAGCAGCAGGGTTGTATGCACCCTGATATGACCATAGAGCAGGTGTTCCTGGCAAACCATTTTGACCTGCTGGTCCTTGCTGACCTTGTGGTCCTGGAGCACCTTCGTCTCCCTTGTCTCCAACTGCGCCTGGCATTGGAACAATTTTAATAACTGCCATTATAGTGTACCCCCTGGTGTGATGTCGCCTAATACATGTATGGTTCCAATTACAGGAGTCCAAACAGTATCTTCGATTAGTTCTGGAATAGTTACTTGAACATCAAATGGTAGTTCTGCAACTGTTCTTAAATATTTTAATCCCCAATTTTTTGTAACTGATGGATGAGCCTTTATATCAACAAATCCAGGACCAGGCTCACATTCAAGAGCGTCTAGAATATCTCCAGATTGATCATAAGCGGTTGCTCTAAAAATCCATCCATCTGTATCATAAAAATCTACTTCATTGGGCTGTAAAAACTCAACACGAAGGGAGCCAGTATCTCCTCTGACAACACGCCATTGGATGTTTACTGGATCAGCGCCGAAAATTTCTGGGGAGCAAGTAGACATAATGTGATTATACCATAAAAAAATGACTAGTACTCAGGCTGGTGGGTATGAAAGACAAACCAGAGTACTAGTCAATATAAATTATATCATATCAGGACAATACGGACATGTATATAAAAAGTTATCAAATTGTTATTGTCTGTAATGTCCGTTTTATACTGGTTTGTCATATAGTGTCAGGATGTCGGATAGTGTATACTTAAAATATATAAGAAAAAAGAACTATCTTTAAGGTTTATATATAGAAGATATCTTATATATAGTATATAGGAAGTTTACTTGCTAAGTCTGTCAATATGGTCAAGTAAGATTTTATACATTTCGTCAAGTTTTTTCTCTTGTCTATCTCGTGACATTATAGAGTCTATTCTTTGTTCGTCTAAAGCAGTTTCTAATCTTGAGACTTGATCTTTTAAACTTGATCCAGAATTGGGTTTAAGTTCGCTGAGATAATGTTTTACCATCCACTTGATCGCAAGAGCGATTGATGATACAATTGTAAGTATAGCGACGATTAATGAGGCCCAGTCTTGAATTGTCATAACTAGATTATTATAAGGGGTATTTAACAAAAATGAAAACAGACATACTCAAAACACTTGAGCATTCCAAGAATCTTATTATATCCCCCGACATGGATGGTTTTATGTCCGCAAAATTACTGGAGCGTTTTAACGGTTCGAAAATAGTAGGATCATATGATAAAAATATTTTGTGTCTCGCCGACGGTATCAATCCAGAGGAATGTCTTTTTGTCGACTGTGATATGAATAGGCCAGGGTATGTGTCAATCGGAAATCATATGAGACTCCTAGAAGATAACATAGCGCCTAACTCATTTAATCCGAATGTACACTATAAGGTCAACAAGTATCGAGAAAAGTTTCCGTTCGCAACTGCGTTTTTAATTTCGTTCGCAATAGAGGCTGATACATCCGATGAAGACAAAATACGCATGGCATTCGCTGACTCTACACTACGCAATATGGAGTTCTACAGCGAGAACATGCGAAACTGGTCTACAAGGATGAAGTCTGCAGAAGTATCCTATGTTATGGAAAACCTCGAATCCACAATAGAGTCAGATAATAAATTTAGAGAAGTATATGTTGATCAAGCATTTACAAGTAAAAGGTTTGGCAAGACAAGATATTTGGATAACCTTAATAAGGCCCTAGAAGCCGAACAGATGGCCTTTGAACCAATAGTTAGTGGTATCAAGTACATGTCAGACAAAGTCGGCTTAAACACCGTCATAAGGTATAATAGAGATATAGTTTCATATGCTGAGATATTCGGAGGCGAGTTTTCAGTCACATATGATCAGGAGATAGAATGGAAATAAAATGACAAGAGAAGAAGTTGTAACATTAATGTGCAATACCGTTGACGAGTTCAACAGATATAGTGCTGCACAGAATAACTTTTCAGCAGAACAGATTGAAGAGTTTATCCTAGCAGGACGTGAGCAAATGGAGTTTGTTAATGGTATGCTCTATGACGTTTTGAGAGATCATGGAGTTATTGCAGAATGGAACTAAAGCAATATTTGATGAATTGTGATTTAGAGGATCTTTCTGAGTCTACCCAGGAAAAATACGAACATATTGCAAATATGCGTAAATCAACTGAGGAGTATTGGCGTAACCGTATTACTGCTGAAAATCAATCAAACTAGTCTTTGCAAGAACAATTAGTGCAGCAGGTTTCTGAAAATAATTTTAGTGCCAAACCATCGTTTTCTGGTCTACCCATATCTTCCCAAAATCTTTCTCTACCCATAGCATCTGTTTCTCTTATAGGTGATGATTCGGTCTCAAGATCTATGTCCCAGGCGTTTTCGAAATTATCTAATATTCCCATGAATTCATTATACCGCAAAATCTGAAAAATTTTTAAAATTCAAATACCTCAAAATCTGAATATTTTTACCAGATGTATGATGCGTGATTTAAAAAACAATAGGGCAAAAATATAGTGAGCACATACTCGGGCTTTTTTCTTGATGCTAACTAATTTAGTAGGCGGTGCCTAGTAACTTTTAATCACTGGCACCTACCTAATAAATATCACCACGCCATGTTAACTAGTTTTACTTAGTATAGGAACGACTTTGCGATCTACCCAAGCCTTCATTTTTTCATTTTCTTTTGCTTGTTTTAGGTCTATGTTAGTAATTCCAACATCTCTTAGAATTTTGCTAGTTTCTACTACAATAGTTTTAGCGAATGCAACACCTAATAGTTTTAATCCTATTGGTATAGCAACAACTGCGCCTATTGTTAGAACTAACATCATAACAGCCATAAAGATAAGTGAGTATTGAACTACATTAGCAAACCATTCAAATGGTGCTGAAATAAAGTCAAACATTAGCCTCCTATATAACTTCTACATTAGTGATGTCTGTAACATGGTCAATTCTCCATGTGCCGTTGATAATTTCAATAACCTTTTCCCATGAGTGTACTTCATAGACAGGCTGTGAGGTCTTTCCATCTTTTCCAACTACTGTAAGTATAACGCTATTCATTTATTTATCTCTTTTCTTTTGTGCATAAGCAGGGGTTGATTGTTATTTGTTTACCCTTTTGGGTAACGATTGCTAGGGTGCTACATTGTGAGCATAGGTATAGGTGCATTAGAATTCACTATCCTTATCTAGTATAGTAGGGATAAGTACTAGTATAGTGCATAGCACTGACAAGGCTAGGACAATAATAGGCAGGCTCATTAGATACACTCCTCACAAGGGCATTGTGGGAATTGTCGTTCTTGCTTAATTTTATTAGCAAGACGAATAACCTTAGCGTATGTAGTAACGCTTGCACCTCTAAAGTTAACAGGTTCGCCATTTGCTACCTTTTCAGCAGCAAGGGCAATTCGTTGATTTAGTGATAAGTGTCCATAGGTAGAGGACTCAATGTAATTAGAATCTAGTGTAGTCATTTGTGACCACCTTTCGTTAGTAGTTAATAGGGGCTAAGTTTTATTTGCTTTAGATTTATTTGCTCTATTTCTAGAGGCTCACCCTAAAGGCTCAAACTTTTTTATTTAATTGTTATAGTAATAATACTAGCAGACATTTTCCGTACTGTCTAGTATACTCACTAGTAGTCTCACTATGTGGAGCGTGTACTATGTGATTTAGGTCACTTATTCGCTAGGCTCATATAACAATTCGTTATCTTATTTGCTAGGCTCATAACCTTTTATCTCTATTTAATTTTTCTTATACTAGTATAATAACACATCTACCCCTAAAAGTCAAGCACTAATACGGCGTGTCGTGTGTGATTTACCTCACAGGGCCCCGATCTATACCCCCCTATATACACCCCCCTATATAGACCCCCCCCTATATAGGGCCTCGGGCCCTGTGGATAACCTGTGTATAACTAATGTGACCTACATCATATGTGTGCTACATCACAATGTCCGTTTTGCCCTATTTATACCCCTCAATTTGTCAGACCCCCCTGCTATACTTACTAGTATAAAGAAAGTTAAATAAAGGTTATTTAACAAGAAAGGAGTCAGAAATGACAAACTCAATCTTTGCAAGAGTCGCTACACTTAGCGACTACCCACAGGGGCTAATGAACCTCTGTCAATGTGGTCAGGTTGTTTTAGCACCTGCTACAATTCACGACATCTGCAAAACAGATGGAACTTGCTACCACTCACAATGTGGTCGCTCTCTCTAAGCAATTAGAGAAATAAAAAACTTAATAAATAAAAATTAACTAACAAAAAAGAAAGGTTGTCAAAAATGATAACACTAGAAATAAAAAAGTGCGTAGAGCACAATCCAATGAAATCTGCTATCTCAGAAATTGGAGATGAGCAATTTACTTTCTGTCAAGATTGTGAACAAAACATTGAGCGTTGGTATAACGATACTGACCCAGAGCGTCTACCTATGTGGACAGATTGGAAGGTTTCTAAATGAAAACTAATTTTGAGATTGCACAAGAAATAAATACTCTTGCTAAAAAACACTATGGTGAAATGGATTTAGCATTTTCTTGGGGCTGTGCCCAAGCATTGCTAACTGTAAAACAATTAGAGTTAATTCTTGGAATACTAAAAGAAAAAGAGGAAAACTAAATGAGTTTTTATCAAACTTTTTTTGAAAGTGGTAATGCACTATTCTGGTTCTCTATGATCTGTTTAGGTTATGGCTTTTATTCATTTGTAAAAGAATGAATTTTTGGCCCCGAGATTTTCCCTCGGGCCGCTTGTGGTGTAAATCACAGTAAAAATGTCCGTTTTGTGCGTGTCTAAACTTGACTTTTTGAGATTTTTAGTGTAGTATTCTACTATAACAATTAAATAATGACAGTTTAGCCAATGAGCCTAAGCAAATAAATGTGATGCAAATCACAGTGAGCCTTAGCAAATAAGTGGCAAATTTGTCAGCCCCCTCTGATAAGATAGTCTTATCAACTTAACGAAAGGAAGTCAATAAATGACTTACACTGTAACACTAGAAACCTTTAATGGTTCTACCAAAAAAATCAACCTTGCCTCTAAGGGTGCGGTTGCTCAATTCATCTCAACTTATCCAACTCAACTGCCTGTTGGCGTTGCGGTAAAAATCGCTTGCGATACTCTTGGAATTAGTGGCACACTTCGTGGCACTCGTACACTTACTAACTCAAACTAAAGAATAGGAAAACTAAAAAAATGGTAAAAGTAAATCACTCTCTAAACTTCGTTACAGAATTTGACGAAACACATCCAATCTCTCAGCGATTTTTGCAATTAGATGAAATCTCACAAATTAAAATGCTTGAGTCAATGTTAAAGGACCTACTTGTTCCTGTACTGCTTCCAGAAATTAACAAAATTAACGAAGGTGGCTCTTATGCAATTCTTAAGGTGGCAGAATAATGATGACACGCAAGGACTACGTAGAAACTGCAAAAATTCTAAATCAGTTTACAACTGAAATGGACTCAAAAACTTTTCAAGATTTAGTTTTTGAATTTAGCGAATGGTTCGCTTCAGACAATCCAAGATTTGACGAAAATAAATTTTGGGATGCCTGCGTAAAAGAAATGGAAAATGCATAATGAAAAAACTAATAGTAATACTATCACTAGTACTGTTGCCAATTGTCTCAACACAATCAGCACAAGCAGACTGGAGACACTTATACACACCTCAGCAATTAGATGCTATGGCATCAAACATAAAGCAAAGTGTAATAATGAAGTGTTATGTTAAGGGAGTTCCAGTTCTTCAAACTCAGCCTGTTGTTTACAGGACTGCTGGTAGAGCACCTTACACAATGTCAAACATGGCAGTAAAACTTAAAAGCACTCAAGGACTAATGACAAAAGAATTTGTTAATAATCCAACTAACGCTGAATACATGAAGTGGTGGTATTCTTTAACAGAACCTGGAAACTTTCCTCATCCAGAAACAGGAAATAAAAGAAATGAGTTTTCTCCTTGCGTTGGCATTGTTAATGGAACTTTAGACATTGACAAATTTGCAAAAGATTCATTGCGTTGGGTTCGTAAACCTCAAACCCTAATACCTTAATACAAAAATCCTGAGCATGATTTCAAACTGCTCAAATTTTGGCCCGAGTGATCCCTCGGCGCTGACGGCGTGTCGTACACAGGTTATCCACAGGCTTACTTTTGTGAGATTTATCACATAGAAAATGTCCGTTATGCCCTATTTTGGATTTGATTTTGTCAGTGAAAAATGGTACGCTTACATAGTAATAAGTTAATCAAGCAAAAAAGAAAGGCAGGCATAAAATGTCAGCACTTGTTTATACAACATCAGCCCTACTAGAGGGAAAATACTATCGTTCACGCTCACGCAGACTTGAAGGAATTATTCAGGAAGCGGAGATTGCTCCAGAGATTTACTATGGAGAAAACGATACCGCTTATCGCGTTCGTGTTCGTCCTCAATTTGGAGATAACCCTAAGTCTTGGGGTAAAGATTTTTGGGCAGTAGTCGCAGTAAGAAAGGAAAATGTCTAATGGGATACATTGAGATTTTTAGAATTGACAATGAGGGGGCAGGTTGGATAGACTTGTCTCAGGCAACAGATAAAGAATTGCTAGACCTAGAAATAGGTTTATTTCAGGAAGGGGCTATCTAATGGCTAAGATGAAAACACTATACACAGAAATAACTACTTGCGACCTATGCTATGGTACAGGTTGGTTATACTTTGGAAATGGCGAGGACTTTGATACAGAGTCTTGCGATTGCAACCCACATCAATTATTTATCACTAAGGAGAATGACTAATGAATGAATACCTATACTCAGTTACTACTACTAACGATAGTAACACTAGCCCTGATTGGGTTGGTCGTTATGCAGATGCTTTATCTGCCGTTCAGGTTTTTGAGAGATTTGTAGACCACGGAATGGCTAATGAATTTCGTACAGTTAATTTATCAGAGCCGTCAGGCAAAATGCATACAAAAATTTTGTATCGTAATGGAAACGTAGGGGGTAAGTAAATGGGAAGTGTTACAGCAATTGGATTAGCAGATAGCGTCCTTGATTTAGAAACACAATTGGCGTATCACTTGCAGGGTAATCACTATCCTCCAGTACCGCTATCTATGGTACAACCTTGCATAGAGGCTATTGACGCATACTATGATGAGGACTATGAAAGATTTATTGCTATGCCTGAAGGCGTATTCTATAAGGGAATGAGCCACGCACCAGCGAGAGCAATTGTAGACCAGCACCACCTATCTTGGTTTATTGACCCAGCAGATGAATACGGAGATGAATAATGTCTGATACAATGATTGCTATGGATTTAATACACGCTGATAACTTAACGCCAGATCAATTGATGCTTGGTGATTTGATAAAGATTGAAGATGACATCGTTGAAATTATTTTTATTGAATGTGATTCAACGGGAGATAACTATGACATACAAACTGAAAACGAATTTGGTGAAAAAGAAATTGTGCAATTTGCTTACACTGATTTAATTCCGTTGTATGTTTTTATTGATGACAACTAATTAATTTTTGGGGCCCGAGGAATTACTCGGCGCTGATGGGCGTGTCTGTGGATAACCCTGTGGATACTCATCAGTAACCAATATAAAATTTCTTTAAGATGAGCCATTTTCTTTTCCCCAAATTTTGAGGCGGGAAAATTTTTTGTGATCTTAATCACACAATTTAGATTTGACATTTTTAGTAGATGTGTGTTAGTATTACTATATGAAGAAAACAAATGAGGAATTACGCAGGCTTATGGAACTAAGGCGTTCTAACGCTGCCTCTGCCGTACCCTCAAAGAAGGCTTACAACCGCAAAAAATGTCAGACCCAAATGCTACAATTAAAGAAAACAAAGGAGACCCCCTAATGGCCAATATGTACGAAGATGAAATGTTTGATGAGTACTACTCAACAACCTGTCCTGAATGTCAAGAAAATGCGGTAGACGCATATGAAGAAAAATGCACTCATTGCTTACTGGAGGAATTGTCCGCTACTTACAACGAAGACATTGCTCTAGAAATGAGTCTAGGCCTTGACTACTAATACACTTAAACTAAAACGCTCTAACGATAGAAAGGTGGCTAACCTTGTCACAAAAAATGGAAAACAGGCTGCAATCGCCAACACTTTTGGATTACCTGCTGGAAAGGCTTTCTCGTGCCCTGGTGCCACTAGCGTATGTGAAAGTGTATGCTATGCAGGAAAACTTGAAAAACTCTTCAAAGGCGTAAAGGCTAACCTTCTACACAATTGGGACCTGCTTAAGGACGCTGATCAATTAACTATGGAGACATTGTTAACTGAAATGATTAACGAATTCCGTGCAGACTGCGTAAAGAAAGACGCTCCTATGCTATTCCGTATCCACTGGGACGGTGACTTCTTTAACGATGACTATACCAACGCCTGGAAGAATGTAATCAATAAAAATACTGATATTCAATTCTGGGTATACACACGTGTGAGATCTGCTGCACTTATTCTTAAGGATGTATCTAATCTATCATTGTACTTCTCTGCAGATAGCGAGAATGTTAAAACTGCCGTGGATCTAAAAATTAATAGCGGTGTGCGTATGGCATACCTTGCTAAGAATTTTGCTATTGGCCAGGCAGATGTTAAAGAAATGATAGGTCGCCCTGCTGCTAAGTGTCCTGAGAATAATAAACAAATTCCACTTATCTCAACTAATGGTAGCGCTTGCGTTTCTTGTTCATTGTGTGTATACTCTAAGAGTGATATTATTTTTTCTGCGAGTAAAAAGTAAATGAGTTTTTGGTTTTATTTACTCATGATACTAATCATAATGGTTAGCATGCTAGGAGGTTCAGGTTAATCCCTGAATTTTTCCTCGGGGGCAGGACTGGTCATTTGTCAAGTCCAACACGCAGGTTTACGATGTGATGTTTATCACCCCCAGATTTTGGCACAGGATTTGTATTTTTTGTATTTTTCTGTTAAAATTGTATTATAAGCAAGAAAGCCTAGTGACTCAAATCACATAGATAATGTCTCACATTTTGAGATTATTTGGAAATGGATTTGTATTTCTTAGATTTTTTTGCTACACTTAATACATAAGCAAAACCAACCTAACAAAAGGAGAAACAAAATGACAGTAGCAACAGCAACATACAAGGTGGGCGACCTCTACACTTCACAGAAGTCAAAGGTGACAGGAACAATCTTGGAAATCGCACCATCAAAGACAGGTGACACAGTTCGTGTTAAGTTAGATGTAAATGGCAACACACGCTGGACAACTTGGACGGCTAAGTAATCTAATTACTTATTCCTGAGCAAGAATTAAAAAGGCTCAACTTGTCAGACCTACCCCCTATACTATAAATAACCCAAACAGAAAAGAGAAACCCAATGGCACGACAGAAAGCAATCTCAGTAAAGATAGCAACACCAAAGGTAATCAAGGCACTAGAGCAAGCACTTGCTACACTAGAAGTCAATTACACATCACAAGAAGCAAACGAAGCGAAGTATCAGAAGCAACACGAAAAGTGGAAAAAGGAACTTATTGACTATGCCGTAGCAAACATCAAGAAGGCAGAAAACTTCCGCACTAACTTCCGTTCTTGGAACAATCAACTCAACATTGACTTTGACCTAACAGTATCAGAAAAGGACTTGCCTAAAGAGCCTGTAAAGGATTTTGAGTCAATGTCTATCTATAACTATCGTGAGCAGAAAGAGGAAATCTCTAATGCTATTCGTATTCTAAAGATGACAGATGAGGAAACAGTTTCCACATCAACTTATCAAGCGGTGGCTCGCTACCTATAATTAGGGTAGGAGGCTCAGAGCCTCTCCTAAAACGACCTGAGTATGTCGCTAAACTGCTCACACAATTAAATAATTGGGAGTGGGTTTCAAACTAACCTAGGTGCCTGCTCCCTTTATCTTTCTCCCCTGCGTTCTACGCTATTTATAGCAAATGTCCCCTGGGGGGATTTCGCCAGGCTGATTAGGGCGATCATAGAAATACTATAGAGCAAGGCTCCTGCAGGCCTAAAGAAGCAGACATCCTGAGCAGGATCCAAAAAGGCTCCCCGCAAGGGTCCTTGACAATTGTCAGTGGCCAGTAGTATAATTAAATTAACCAACAAACAGAAAGAGGCCCCCAATGGACCAAACAACAGAAGATAAAGTAGTAAACGCAACAGAAGAATTTCTTCGTGATTCTCTTGCAAAAGCAACGTTGCGTGTAGCACAACTTGAAGAGCACATTCAAAAAGTAACTCAGCGCTCATATGGTGAGGCTGCAGAGCGTAACCGTATGCGTAACGAAATGCAAGAGTGGACCTTGGAAGCAATGGAGCACGGAACAATCGATGAGTCTACTGCAGAAGAAATTGCAAACATTTGCGGTTTTGAATTAACAAAAGAATTTGAATTAGAAGTTGAGGTTCAATATTCTATTACCGTTAATGCACGTAGTGAAGAAGAGGCAAAGAACTTAATCTATGATATTGATTTTGATTCAGTTTCTTATCCTGAAGGGGTAACCTATTTGTCATCCAGTGTTGACAGAATAGATATTTAGTAGGGGGCTACTAATAAACCTGAGCACGTTTAAAAACTGCTCACCTTAAATTCCTTGAAAAATTTCCCCGAGGGGCCTGTGGATAACTTTTGTCAAATCGACACGCCGTTACGATGGGGTGATCTTTACCACAATGTCCAATTTATCCCAATCTAACTATCCTGATTTGCATATGTCAGTCAGTCCTGCTATACTTAAAATATCAACACAACAGAAAGAAGGAATATCGTGGCTCACGATTTAGAAACACAAAATGGCAAGACCTCATTCGCATCATTCCGTGAACCTGCTTGGCACGGATTGGGTACTGTATTCACAGAAGAAAAAACCACAAAAGAAATGTTAGATTTGGCTAACCTTTCTAATTGGAATGTTCGCCTTGAAGATTTGGAAACCCCATCACATCTAACAAGCGATAAAAACTATCAGTACGTTTTGCGTACTAATCCTACAGATTCAACACAGACAGACATTCTTGGTGTCGTTGGTGAGCGTTATCACGTTATGCAGAATGAAGATTTATTCTCATTTGGCGATAACATTCTAGATGGTGGCGGACGTTGGGAAACGGCTGGAGCAATTAAGGGTGGACGTGTCGTATTTGGTGCATTAGCACTAGAGCGTGAAACTGTCCTAGACCCTAGCGGTGTTGCAGATAAAATCAAAACTTATCTTCTAATCAACACATCACACGATGGTTCAATCGCTATTCAAGCAAGCATCACGCCAGTTCGTGTCGTGTGCGCTAACACTCTCAATCTTGCGCTTAATACAACACGCAAGAAGAATGGTGTCAAGCAATCTTTCAAGATTCGTCACACACAGACAGCACAAGGAAAAATTCAAGTTGCTCGTGAAACTCTTGGGCTTGCTCATAAGTATATGGATTCTTTTGACCTTATGGCTAAGGCTATGATTGAAAAAGAAGTTTCTGCTAAGCAATTCAACGACATCATTCTTGCTGCATACCCAAAGCCTGAAAAGGATTCTAAGGGTGCTTTCAAGAAGTGGGAAAATAAAGTTGATGTCATCAACGATATTTACACAGGCGAATTTAACGGAATGATTGCTGGTAATGCGTGGGGTGCTTTCAATGCACTAACAGAACGCCTTGACTGGTATCGTTCTGCTCGTGGTGGTTCTAACGAATCTATCCTTGCATCTGCATCTGGTTTTGACCCTGCTATCAACGCAGAAAAAAATCGTTTGCTAAAAATTGTGCAAAGCACTTTGCAAATTGCATAACTAAAAAAATTCCTGAGCAAGAATTAAAACTGCTCGCAAGGTTCCATAGATCAATTGGTTAGATCGCTACCCTGTCACGGTAGAGGCTACGGGTTCAAGTCCCGTTGGAATCGCAAGCGTAAATGGGGCCCCGAGGGAATGTGATATAGGTCACATAATATTTCTAATAAAATAACTTTACGATAAAAGAATATTTTTCCTGGAATTTCTTTACGATAGGTTTGATTTTTTTCCCAAACCTTGCTACAATTAATATATAACCCAGTAACAGGAGATACCCATTTGTCAGTGCCCTCTGTTACACTTATAACATAACCCAAACAAAGGAAAGATATGACCCTAGAAACAGAAACAATGGAAGATCCAACAATGTACGCAGACTACTATTCTTGCGACCTTGCTATCTCTATTACAAATATCAAGGCTAAGAATGTACATCACGCAGAAGCCGTTATGCAAACCTTCATAGATGAAATTGGCAAGATAATGACTGATGAACTTAGTTGGGATGACGCTCAATGGGATATACAAGAAAATGTATTCCTACCTGAACTAGGTGAGTGGCACACAAAGTGAGAACCATTGATGAATTAGTTAATGAGATATACGAAGACAACTACTCTCATTTAGAGTTTGATGAGAATATGGGTGGGGAAGATTGTGACTGCCATATTCATACTACCCTAAACACAATCGTAGAGTATTGGTGGGACAAGTAATGCCATTAGTAGGATATGAAGAAGTAGATGCACTAGATATGATATTAGGAGTTCAGTCTGTTATGATTACTGTTAATCCTGATGATGACCCTTGGCTTCACAATACCCTGTGGAAAACCAAAGACTTCCTTGAAGGACTAATGGCAGAGGGGTACTTCTAATGTGGACTAAGCACGACTATGTATGTACTAACTGTGACGCTCTTATTGAGGTTACTGCCCTGGAGATACCAAGGGTAGATCCTGACTGTATTTGTGCTAGAGGAATGGTTATTGGTATTGGCTCATCCCCTGCGTATGAACCTGTGATGGAAGTCACACCCCGTGAAGTTGTAAAAATCAACACGAACCCGTATAATTAATATATGGACCTAAACACATTTATCGAATACATCAAACTACATCTGATTAGTCTTGAACAAGACCTTGAAGAGAACCCTGCCTCTATCCACGTGGTAGACATTGAGGGACAAATCTATGCTACTAAACATCTTTTGTCAGTGGCAGAGGGTAGAATATAACTATGATGAACACACAACTAGAACCAAGACTACAGAAACTCGTTGACCTAGGGGAGTCAGGTACAGATATCCTACACGGTGAACTTAAAAACCTAATGCTAGAAGCAGAGAACGATTATATTGAGATTGAGACTGAAGAGCGTGAAGGTGGCTACTCAGACGCAATGCTATCTATGGACAGAACAAGGGCAGAAGGAAGAATGGACGCACTCGTAGAAGTCTATGCCCTTACATACCAACTAGCCTTTGCTATCAATGACAGGATAAAGAAGAATGGATAACTTCATTGAAATGGACTTTGACGAATGGTGTGACACATACAAGCCAATCATTAACCATATAGACAGTAATGCCTCCTTTGACAATGGAAACGGTGGTGTTATGTTTGAGACCTATGGTGATGAGGTTGAGTTTGTTAAGTCTCAATCCCCTGAAAATATCTGGATGTTTGGTCAGGGTGACGACGGTGGTACCTATGTATGGAATGGCTGGGGATTTGTAAATAGACTAGGATACTTCATCACTGAGGTCCCCTGCCCAGATGGTCTGACCATTCAGGTACAGGTGGGAGAGCCTGACTTGACTTGTGATTTCTGCGGTGATATACTTGATGAAGAACTACCTCACGACCCACTATGCGAAGGAATAAATGTATGACAGATAATAATGATGTAGAGACAATCATCTCTTGCCCTAACTGTGACAACGAGATTGGCTATGACGACAAATGTCCTTGTGGCTTTGATGATGACTTTAACGGAAGGACAAGCGAGTGAACGAATACAAAGTAGAAATCATCTTTGAACCTACAGGTGACTATATGACATTTAGATACGAGGCTGAATCAGATAATGAAGCGGACCTCTGCAATGAAATTTTAAATCAACTATCAATTGTATCTTGGAAGGAAGAAGAGTAATGGGAGCACGGATCAACTTTGTATTTAAAGACGTTGAGGATGAGGCACACGTAGTGCTATATAGCCACTGGGGTGAGACAGAATGGCAGCGGGACATAGCAATGGCGCTGCTACATTCAAAGCCTAGGTGGAGCGATGCTAGTTACTTTACTCGTATGATGATTAGTTATCTTATGCAAGACTCTGTATTCAGTGATACAGGGTTTGGTATCTATGCTATTACTGGTACCAACTTTGATTTAGGTGAGACCACAGTGGTCATCGATATCGCTAAAGAAACTATCATTGATGACAAGCACAATGTCCTTGACTGGCAATTATTTATGGAAGCCTATTCACCAAAGGTTTTGGCTGAGCAAATCTAGGGAGTGGGTCCCCTAGACTAACAGGGTGGAGCGTAGGTTTTCGTAGGCTTGCGCTCCCCCTTACTTTTTGATACAATGGACAAGAGGAGATACCTATGGCTTATTCAATAAGACGAACGGCAACCCATAATAAAGAAAGCAAAATGGCAGAACAGTTAGGCAGACTCCTTACCCAAGATTTTGCGGTAGATTTAGAAAGAGTAGGATTTTATGTAGTAAGAAACCTACCACTAATCAACTATCACAGATTAGAAGTATTGAGTTTGACATCTATGGAAGAGTATGATAAACTTATGTTAGAGATGAAAGGACCCAATAATGGACTTCGCAGATAAGACAGGCATACTAGGTCAACTATGGATTGATTTCCGTGATGATGAAAACTTTAGTGCCTTTATGGATTACAATGACATTGGTGTTCCAATGGCATACTATGTAGCAGAAGGCCTGGTTAATGGTTTGACAGATCTTGGTAAACAATATGTTGAAGAGAGCATCGATATGATGTTTAAACTATTAGAGATCACAGAGGCAGAGGTTGAGGAACTAGATGAAATTAATCTAACAGAAGTTCTTAACCTGGCCTATGAAAAGAAAAACTCTGGTGGGTCTCTGGGCTAAAGCCCCTGAGATTTCCCCCGAGGGCAAATCATATCAAATTGGACATATTGGACAAACCATATTTCCAAAAGATCATTACGAACCTTTAAAAATTTTTCCCCAAACCAGGGGTATTACGAAGGACAAATTCTTTTCCCCAAACCTTATACCATACAAACCTTTATTTGTCAAACCTTAATATCAGGTGTATAATGTATTTATGACCCCAAGACACTTTGCAGAATATGCAAAAAGAGATCCCAAAGGCTATCAAGCATTCTCAGATAATATGTGGAATGGTTTTGTATCTATTACTAAGCATGTTCCTATAGTTAATAGGTTCTTCTCTTTCTCTCCCGCCGAGTTTCAGGTGGATCAAGAAACTGAAAATAAGATTACGAACGCCTAAAAATTTTTCCCCAAACCTGGCCGTTTTTGCCAGGGGATAAAGAGATTATATACCAAACCACTAGTACTAAAACATAGACAAACCTTTTATCCTGATTTTTAAATATTTATCAAACCTTTATATATTTTTATTACGATTTATCGACATTTTCTCCTGATTTTGGGAGATTTTTTTATGCATAAAATGGGCTTGACAAACCATAATTTATAGGTTATAATGCCCAAACCATGCATATAAAGGTTTGACAGATATGAAGGTTTGTGGTAAAATGCGGCTATAAAGGTTTGGAGATATGAAGGTTTGGCCGTTAGAGATTACGACCCCATCTATAAAAGGGCTCCCTAACCCACTTCCCTCCACTTCACTCCACTTCTAGACTGTCTAATAATATAATCAGTAACATATTTCTGTGGATAACTTGTGGATAACTATGATACAATAATCCAATGCACAAATTGGAATCATCATACAATAAGTTTATTCAGCCTACAGTAAGCATCCTATGCTTTGACTGTGGGGGTATGTATGAAATGCCATATGGGGTATCAAACCCTACATCCAAGTGTCCAAAATGCCAGGGGATCAAACCTCTTTTATAGCCTTATTGACCATACGGATCAAGGCCCTACGTGTTATCTTCGACGCATCAAAGGTCTCTGTGTATCCGCTTTGAGGCATATCCGCCTTATCCAGAAAGTGTCCATATCTTTCCCTTAGTGTTCTTAGTACTAGGGTTTCGACTGCTCTTGCCCTATCCCGTTCGAAAAAATGCCAATACTTAATTAGTATCCAACCCTTGGTCCTATGGCTTGCAAACCTTCTTCCGCTTATATCTGATATACCTACCTTGACAGCCTTATGTAGTGGGCTGTATAGTATATATAAGACTGCTTCATCCATAGACTCATTATACTTGACATACCCTGCTAATTTTGATATGATTGGTTTATGATTACTAAAAAAAATAAAAAGCAAATGCACCAATACGAAGAGGATTTTGTCTTTGTCCTAGAAAACCTCAAAAATGATATCAGTAGATATCTTGATGTAGCCAAGTCTGAAGATGTATCTCATAATGATATTAGTAGGACTATTTCATTGATTAACTGGACTGCTAGAACAGTTGCAGAAAATAGGGATGAGTTAGAGTTTAAGATAATGTATGCTAAGGAGCAGTCATAATGAAGGGTTCACTTTGTGCTTATAAGCGTGGAGAGCCTTACTTTACCAGTTATCATTGGTGTAATGAATGTCCACCTTCTGATGAATACCGTGCTCTTGAAAAGCAACAAAAACTAGACTGGGCTAAGGCCAATAAGGAAAGAGATGCTGCTTGGAAAAACAAGAATGCAAGAAGGATCAAGCATGACAAGTCATTGGCGGACAAGGGTTTCTAACCAATATTGCCCCTGTGGGGCATAGAAAGGTTTATAACTCCTATTTTGCGCCGAACTTTAAAGAATGCTATAATTAAAATATGGAAAAAAATGCGAACATATTGAATATGCTTCGCTTAGAGATGTACAAAACTACTGTACTTAATAGGTACGGGATGCCTTATGGTCCAAATATTATTATTGATCCTAAGACAAAGTACGTTACAAATTCCCTTGGATTTCGCACAGCAGAGTTTGACGATAAAACACCAGATTTTGTTTTTGCTGGATGCTCTCATACCTGGGGATGGGGAATTGATGATTCTTTAATTTGGGGCAATCGTATTGCAAAAACTATGGGGATAGAAACACGAAACCTTGGCATTAGCAATGGTGCTATAACAACAATCATAGATAATCTAATTGCATACTTTGATAAATTTGGTAAGCCAAAAGTATTGTTTTGTTTGTTTCCAAGTTTAGCAAGAATGAATTTTTGGACCAATAGAAATGTTTTTATTGGAAGGCACGGTTTTGATTTTGCAAGAGATACTGCCGTTCCAAGTCAGGGTAACTCACCGAAGTATTCACAAAAACCACATAAGTTGGAAGAGGTTCTAACCTCAGAACTACCAACTTTATTATCACTAAAATATATTTTAAATTTTGAGCAATACTGCCTTTCTAATAATATTATTTTAAAATATTCATTTTGGGATCCAGTAGATGATCGGATGATGGATGGATTACCGCACAATAATAGTTATAGCGGGTATGTCAAATCTGATTCTGCCCTATGGGTCAGAGATGGTATTGTTGAAGTCTTTAATGGGTCTAAAGATTGTCACGCACCAACCAACGAATTGGAGCAGTACTCATGGCTTCATGGAATGGATATAGAGTTATCAAGTTTACCCCACATAGGGGCACATAGACAGATTCACTATTATGAACTATTTCTTAATGAATATGGTAAGATTTATTCATGAAATTTATACTATTTTACTTAGAAAGGCTTGTTCGCTCTTTATTAAAGAAAAATAAAAAGAAAAAAGACTATATTTATTAAACTACAAACATGATATAATGATTAGATGAAAAAGTCTAAATGTTATTTTTGCGACGAAGAAGCAACCCATTACGATATTGTAGTAAATCACGCCGAATGGGTGGTTGCGGATGTTTGCCTTTCCCACCTTTCTATGGGCCTTGTTTCCTAACGCCTTGACTTATGCCAGCAATTCTGCTATCCTTAATGTATGATCAATATGGAAATACCAGATCCTTTTCAAACCTTTGTAGCCAAGAAATATGCTAACGCCAAAGGCTATGGCTATGATTTCTTTACTAAAGAATGGTCTTTTAAGTGTTCCTGTAAGGAAATGCTTTATGCTCCATCCCGCAAAATTATGACAAAGATTAGGTTGTTTCATACAAGAAATGAGTGCTTAGGTGGATACTGAAGAAGAGTTTGATCTAGAGTTTACTGTTGAAGAAATGATTAACCTTTATGGCATTAATAGCCTTGAAGATTTAGACAGAATTGACTAGAGTGAAGGCATATAAGATGACATGTATTGTGTGTGGACTATCTAAAGAGTCAGAATGGTTTTGGAATTCTCATCAAACAATGTCTGACGGAAAGATATGGTGTGTAAATGCCAAGAGAGCCTAAGATTACGAAGATGGATTGGCGTTCCCTAGGCTACTGGCCTGTGTGGAAAGATGGAAAGAAAGTGTGGGTGCCACAGGATGAAAAAGATTCAAAAGACTAACATACTTCCATTACGATGGATAGGTAATTTTTGTGGGGAGTTTGCTGGCAATCACCTTGTTAAGGCTATTGATTTAGATGAGGAATTAGATAGTAATTTAGGGTTTCGTTATAAATACCACGCAAAAATGTGGGTAATGCTTAATAAACCTTATGAGCGTTGGGGAACATACTATATTCTTGACAAAAACGAATGGTAAAGGTATAATTATATTATGAGTATAGATGAAATGACATTACGAGAAGAGATTGCAAGGGCTATTGAAGCCATATCAATTGAAGAGTCTGTAACCAACGCAGTTGGTATGAGGATGCTTGCAGCAAAGGTTGCAAGAGGAGAAAATAACTATATGACAAGTATGTTTGAAAGACAGGAGGATTTCGAATGATTAGTGCACTATTGTTAATTCCAGCATTTATTTTAGGATATGCTGCCTGCTATTTTATTATGACTTATAATGTTAATCAGGATTGATACAAGGCCAACAGCCTACATCTTCGATGTAGATGGAACTCTAGCCAATGTAGATCCATACATACATCTTGTTCGTGGCTCTAATAGGGACTATGAGGCTTTTCATGAGGCTTCTATAGATGCCCTGCCAAATGTAGATGTTGTTCAGATGTTAAATAATGCTGTTTCTGATAAACATGCAATACTTGTTGTAACATCAAGAAAAGAAAAATGGAGAGGTTTAACTTCTATGTGGCTTGCAAAAAATAATCTCAGGTCACACGCATTATTTATGAGGTCTGATGAAGATAATAGGCCAGACTATGAAGTTAAGAAAGACATCTTAGATAAGATTGATAAGCATTGGAATGTTGTTCACGCAGTAGATGATAATCCAAATGTTATCAGATTATGGGAAAATCACAAAATTCCTACTACCAAGATTGGTACCTGGGACGGGGACAAGTCTTGACTTACAACGAAGAGAATGGTATGATTAGTCTATGAGCAAACAAATTAAGAAGATATATAAGTGCAAGGAGTGTGAAACTTCTATTACGATTGTAACAAAGGTTCACGAACTTCCAGAATCAATTATCTGTCCTTGTGACAATGTGGCAGAAAACCAAGTGACTAAATGAAAAAGTCCAACAACAAAGTATCTCAGCATAAAATTAAGAGAGCAAACAAAAACAAAAAAAGAATACAGTCCAAGCCTTATTTGTCAAGGTTTGAACGTAAGCAAAAAGCAATCAGAGAAGGAATTATCTTTGATGCGTTAAATTCTTAACAATTAGGTTTGGAGTTTGTTATGATTGATCAAGACAAGTTAAATAAGATTCCAGAAGAAATAAAGTTATACATAATTAAAGAACACGTAAAGAAACAGTTCTATTGGACTGTAGGGTTCTTATCTTTTTTAGTTGGAACATTCTTTGGTTTATTAATTAAATAGGGACTAGCACCAGTAGCCAAGTTGGTTAAGGCACCGAACTCATAATTCGGCTATTCGTAGGTTCAAGTCCTACCTGGTGTACTAGACATCTGTAACTCAGTTGGTTAGAGTACCTGCCTTATATGCAGAGAGCCGAAGGTTCAAGTCCTTCCAGATGTACGATGCGGATGTTGCATATTGGTAGTGCCTCTGCCTTCCAAGCAGAAGGGGTGAGTTCGATTCTCATCATCCGCTCCAAGTCTCCATCGTCTAGTGGCCCAGGACTCTGCCCTTTCACGGCAGCAACACGGATTCGAATTCCGTTGGAGATACTTTACCTCTGTAGTTCAGTGGACAGAACGATGGACTTCTAAGCCATGCGTCGCAAGTTCGATTCTTGCCAGGGGTACTTATGATATAATATATTTGCCTGCCCAATAGGGGGGTAATTTAACTTATTCGCTTGAAAGGGGAATAACATGGTAACAAAGTACGCTATGGATCTATTCAATGATCCTTTTTTTATTGGCTTTAACAGAGAGTTAAATCGCCTAAATACTGCACACAAAACAAACTCACAGTCATATCCTCCGTATGATCTTCTTAAACTAGATGAAGACACATATCAGATCTCTTTGGCTATTGCTGGTTTTTCAAAGGAAGATATTGATGTATCCGTAGATAATGGAACACTAATTATTAAGGGTGAGATTGTAGAAGTAACAGATGCAGAGGTAGTTCATAAAGGCATCGCAGGAAGAAAGTTCGTAAGATCTTTTGCACTGGGAGAATATATGGAAGTAACTTCTGCAGAACTTAAGGATGGCATGCTGCATGTTCATGTAGTACGCATTGTTCCTGAAGAAAAGAAGCCTAAATCTATTAAAATTAAGTAGTATAATAGATAACATTCCGATATAAGACTTTAAAAGGTTTTACAACGGATGCTCCTATGAGTGGAGAGTTAGCAGGAGTCGAGTCTTCGTGGCTAATAGACCTGAGCAGTCGTCTATAAACTGCTCATTTCCTATGCTACAATATAATTGTCCCACACAGGACCTTAGTGATGGATTAGTTACCCATTGGATAGAGACCGTGGCGCAAGTCAGGTGAATTGCTTGTGTGGGACCTAACATTTGGCGGTATAATAATATCAATGACTGACAAAGAGTTAGACCATTATAATAAGCAGCAGTATAAAAAGATGCTTGCTAAGATAAAAGAGGATTCTGGCTGTGTAGATTGTGGTGTTAGTAATCATATAATCCTAGACTTTGATCACATAAGAGATAAAAAATACAACGTATCAAGAATGATCCATGATGGTTTTTCATGGAAGGCTATCAAGAAAGAGATAGAAAAGTGTGAGGTAGTTTGTGCTAACTGTCACAGGATAAGAACACACAATCGCCTTGCTGGCTAAGTATGATATACTGATAGTATGAGTGATGATTCAATGATGCCAACAAGCACCTATCAAGGATGCGACTGCGAAACCTGCAAACAACTAAATGTAGATTGTCCAGACTGTCCTGTATGCTCTTCAGATAACGACTCAGAGGTTGCTATGGCTATGTATGACTCATCAATAGGGAAGGCTGATCCATGTTGGGAAGGCTACGTTCAAAGAGGAATGAAGCCAGGGGCAGATGGAAAACCAGTTCCAAACTGTGTGCCAGTGGCAAAGACAGAGTCTATATTCTTTTCAGCAAAAGATTACTCAAAGCAAACAAGAGTTACTAACCTATTTAAGGAATAATTATGCCAAAGAAAAAAGCATCAGCGTTTAACCCTATTCAGATTAAAGATGGATGGATTGTTAGATTATACAAAGATGGTCGCATTAAGTCTAAGATTGCACCGTATGAAGTAAAGCATAAAAAGAATTAAGCAACTGCAACCTTTTTATCTTTTCCATCAACAACAATACACATCTTGTGTAACTTAGTTGGGTTGTTATCTATATATTCTTTTATTGTTTTTAGTGTTCCTCTAAGTACATACTCATTAGGGTAGGTAAGGTTTGTACAAAAGACTGCATTTCTGTTCTCCCCAAATTTTTCAACAGCCTTATTAATAAAGTAGAAAGCACTATTTGTAGGCCAAACTTTGTTAATCTTCTCCTCATTGTCTGAAGGCAGATGTAGAGGATTTTGTAATAAAAAGATCATTGGGTTATCTTTTTGAAGAAGTATTTCCCACAAAATTTCTTCATGACCCTGTTCATTGTGTGGAGGAAACTGCTCAAAAGAGAAACCATTTCCAACATTTGCAGTAATTGCAGCAGCAATAATTGTTGATGGTCCAGGAGAAACTTTTACTGGTATATTCTTTTTAACTGCTAGGTAGGTAAGTGTATGTCCTGGATCACATACTCCTGGCATTCCTTCGTCAGAGACAATGTGTACATCTTCCCCTGATAATAATTTATTTATGATTAAATCTTTATTGTTAAACTCACGATCATTACCAACAGAATAGGATATGTCTACTATCTCTGCAGTATAACTTAAATTGTTTTCTTTACAAAATTCTGAAAATCTACCCTCATCTTCAACACATATAGTTGTTGCATTTGTCACAGCATTGATAAGCCTATCGCTTATATCTTCAGGGTTTCCAATTGGAGATCCTATTAAGTATAATGTACCATTCATTAGTATATAAACTTCCTATCTTTGTTTAATTCTTTTAGAATTTTTTTCATCCTATATCTCCTAATTATTTTTTTTATGATTTTCATTTAACAATCCCCTATCTTTTATAAATTTAATAAATTGATTCTTCCAGTTAAGTTGTACTAAAAACCCTGGATGTCCATCTCTTGCATCCATATCTCCATCTTCTAACTTACCATCTTTTCTAAACTCTTCTACAAAGGACTCTGTTACACCATATAGTCTTACATATGATTCTAAAAATAGATCGCAGTTTGTTAGACTTACCTGGCCAGATCCATCCCACATACCCCAAACAACTTTTGTATTTTTAGAATTACAGTATTCAATAAATAGGTTCCAAGAAGTTAGCCATGCTGGGAAAGCACGTCTGCATTCATCTAATGTTGGAAAAACATTGATATTTATTCCGTGATAAGGATGACCTTCTCTTAAGGTCTTAGCCTCTTCTAGTTCTTCTTCTGTTCCTTCTGCAGCGTATGGATACTGTTGAGCATATATCCATTTATCCTGCTTAGCATCCCAATAATAGTCTCTGAGTATGTTTGGGTGGTTTACAACAAATATGTCTGGAGATCCAAATCTTTTTTCATAATCAAGATAGGATGATATTATCTTGTGCCATCCGTAGCCACCTTTTCCTAGATTAAAATATCCAGAAACTTTATAATCTTTAGATATTTCTTCATACAGCATATGAGACCAAGTTTTCTCTATTGTAGCCCCAACTCCTTCTGTATTAGAACAGCCCCCAAAAACAATATGTAGTCCCTCATGATCTTCTTTAAAGTTATCTGATCTAAAAAAATCTTTATTGTATTTATAGTCAACTTCCCAGTCTTCTCTGCCATCAAGAATTCTTTCTGGAGGAATTTTGCTAAAGTGATGATAGTCTCCATCAAAAAAGTAACCGTACAACTTGTAGTATTCATCGAGATCTCTTTTTAGATTAACAAACGCATTTGATCTTCCCCATGTAGGGTCTAACTTGCCAATAAACAACTCATCTATAGCATCTTTTGGAAACTCAACGTCTATCATCTTGCTATCATTTCTGGCTCTTCTTTTATGTAGGTCCATTACTACCTTTCCTTATGTATATATCGTAAAATCCTAGATTGTGTAGGGCAATAGCATCTACTTCCCAGTCTGGATTATCGTGTAAGAACTCGTTTACTGTTTGAAATGTACCATATGGGGTATCTTCTATTATACCATCGTAGATAAGATAGTCATTTAGACCAATAACTCCTCCTTCTTCTACAAGCAAAGAACAATGTTTGAGAACCTCTCTTGTAAGAAACCTATCATTTGAAACATCTATATAGATTAAGTTATATTTGTTTTTTAATTCTGGAAGAACTTTTGTTGCATCACCTTTGATTGTTCTAACATTTTTATAAGAACTAAACTTATCAATAATATACTGTTCATGTGTATCTGGGGTATATAGAAGTTCATGCTTAAAACCATTGCACTGGCATGATTCAAACTTTCTCCATGACCAGCACTTTAGGTCCTGGTTATACAGGTCCACAAGGTCTGCTGATTGGGCTTCAGTAGCATCAAGGAACATCTGAACAGAGTATCCCCAAGCAACCCCTACCTCCATGTACTTTATACCTTTAGGAAGGCTTTTAGCGTACTCTTCCCTTGAAGAAAATAGTCTTGCATTGTTGAGTTGCTTTTGACTAATCTTTTCAGAATCCTCTATCTCATCTATATTCATAGATTTTATAGCCTCATCTGACATAGGCCTAACAGGTCTTCTAGCCATTTATCTGTCCCTGCTTTTTATATATTTCATCTTTGGCTAACTCAAAAAGTTCAATAGATTCTTGAAGTCTTCTGTTTTTCTTTACAATATCTAATGCTTCATAGTATATGTCTGGTTTCTTTTCTATTGGTAATGGATTATTAAATCCTGGATTACCTTTATCATGTTGGCTTATTCCCTGCCGTGCTTCTTTTAACAAGGTTGGCAAGTCTATATTCTTTACATTAAAATATTCATATTGGAAGTTTGCCATTATACTATCTACAACAAATTCTGGATTATCACATACCTGATCAAAAGTGAAGGCTTCCAAGTTTTCAATATTTTTAATAATTGAACCAGACCACCTTTTATACACATTAAACTCACCGTCTACAAGTTGATCTAATGATGGCAAACTGTTATTTTCATGTGGCATAGACACACCCATAGTCCTTGTGTTTCCAAATCCACCAATAGTTTTTGTTACAACTGAAGGTATTATCTCTAGAGGGCTTCTAAGTATTGTTGTTTGAACCACATCTGGGAACTTGGCAAGAAGTGTAACAGGAACATTCTCACGTATTATGAATTGACTGTGAATCTCTCCCATTGAAATATTATTATCAAAATTAACTGACTTTAATAGCAAATACTGAAGCCAGGCATGACCAGACCTTGGGGCACTATTTATTAAAACTCTTATATTTTTCATTTTCACAATTCTTTAATTAGATACTTTTCTTAGCAAGCATCTCATAATACCTATCATAATGAGCAGACAGATCTACCCAAGACACATCCATATCTTCATAATATGGAGATGTTTTACTTGAAACAAGATAGTCTTGACCAGGAATATCCTCTAAAACCTGAATATAGTCTTCTTTTGACTTAACTCGTAAACCAATATAATCTCCTAAAAATTTACAAACATCGTAAGGCCTTTCAATCAAAGTATTGTAGTCTATAAAGACATCAGCATGCTCTGTCATATAATCAAAGAAATAGTTATATCCAGTTATATTTGTTAATCCTCTTTCGTGTTTATGCTCTTCCCAGTTAAAGTCTTTTACTCTATTAACGGCAGCCTGCTTTGACATTGTAAATGCTGACCTCAAAGTTTCTTCTGGATCTCTAATTATAGTAATAACCTTTTTATCACCAGACCATCTTGGAAAGTGTGATTTTTTAATTTCAAACCCAGTTAACTGTTTTAAATAAAAAAATAAAAAATGTGATCCAGTTCTTGGATAGGTAATTAGCAAAAAATTATCGTCGAATTGTTTATTTCCTAGCATATATATAGTATACCATAGCATGGTATAATTGAATACGGAAGGTTGGTAAACAAAATGGATCAACAAAGAATGCAAAACGCTGCTGAAGGATTTACTCAAGACCAGGAAGGCAATAGATACGCTTTTGAAAGCGTTGCGCCTGGAGTTCACCTATATAGGAATGTATGGCCAAACTCAATGGATACAATGAATAGACTTTTAGACAAAGATTTTTGGGAAGATAAAGATGGAATTAATGGCGCAAAGAAGTGGGTTCGTGAAGATTTTTTTGATGACTTAGAATATACAAGAGAAAATGGAAAACAATCAGATACCTGCTGGCTATGGGAACATGAAGAGGCAAACAATGCTTTTCGTGGAATAATTGACTCCTACTGTTTTCACTGGAATATTGATCCAAAAAGCAGAGAGTCTCTAAGAATTTCTAGGTTTTCTAATGGTGAATTCTTTGGTGCACATAGTGATGACTCATATGCAACGCCAAGAACAGTATCCCTAGTGTATTATCCAAACGATGATTACGAAGGTGGCGAATTAGAGTTTATTCATTTTGGAGTTACAATAAAGCCAAAGGCTGGAGATCTTCTTGTTTTCCCATCTGGATACTCTTATGAACACAGAATCCATGAGATTAAAAGTGGAAACCCAAGATGGACAATTGTTTCATTTTTATTCTTTGGAGAAGATGATGAGTCTGCACTTAGAAGATCAAAACTAAAAGTGTTTCCATATAAACCAGAATTTAAAAAACTTTTTTAAATAGAAAAAGGGGGCCGAAAGGCCCCCTAATTCTTTTTAAACTACTTTACTTGGTTAGTTGTCTTGCCTCCGCCAGATGACTTCTTTGCAGGAGCCTTCTTTGCGGTCTTCTTAACAACCTTTGCAGACTTAACTGCCTTGTCTACCTCATCTACTGATGGCATCTTGCCAAATGCAGGATCGTTAGGGTTGGCTGCTCTCAATACAACGGGCACAAGTGCTCCAAGTAGTGAGTATGCTAGTGTCTGTGGATCTGTAACTCCAGACGCATACATTGCTGTTGCTGCTCCAAGAACTGATCTTCCGTATGACGCTAGTGCTGCTTTAATTTGTTCATTCATTTTTTTCCTCCTAGGATTGTGTTGCTTGACTATAATGTAAATCACAGAGATCAACAATTCTGCTTTCAGAGTTTGCCCAAATCTGCGTACTTTCGTCCTCGCACAACTCTTCCTCACACATAAACATGTTGAGGTTTTTAGTATGCTTTAGGGCGATCATTGCTCTATTCTATCATAGTCTTCTGGTAGCAGTTTCTTTAGTTCTTTGTATGCCCCAGAAATTTTCTTCATTGCGTTATAGTTGGGCTCTGCGCCCATTAGGTCTCCATATGTGTCAAAATATAATATCTCAGGCTCTACATCACTAACAAACTTATTTAATGATGACTGGACATCATCTATATATTGGTAAGCCCAATCTCTTGAGTCTGAAATAAATTTTAAGAAAGCCTCCTGATCCAGATTGCTCCTATTTTTGTTTATTTCTTGCAACTCTGTAAACTTTTCTGACACTATTGTTTTATCTAGGTGTGCTTTTATCAACTCTAATGTTACTGAAGATATCTTGAGCCTTAGTCTAATATTTTTATAAACCAAAAAGAAAAATATAAAAACAAAAATTACAAATGCAAAAAAATCAAACATATTTAACTTATCTCCCTTACTTCAAAATTTCCCCATTTTGCTGCTCTAACAAAAACAACATCTCTTAAATGTTCATCTGTGTCTTCTAGGTGATGCCAATCATTTATGTGATAGTTTTTTGATTTTTCTAATGCATCTTCTTCTGATTCTGCATTAATTGGTAGTTCATATACATCCCTTATTGTTGATGTAACTATATATTTCTTGCTTCCAGTTCCAAAACCTTCCAAGCCATCTTTATACTTAAATGTTTCAACTAAAAATTCACCATCTACAAGTTTGTAATTTTCGTTTCCAATAAACATAATTATAAACTTTTTTTCTAAAGTATGTGTACTTCCAAGCATCTCTATTTTGCAGACATCTGAAAGACAGACAATAGAAGTTATCCCAGAATCAGAAGGTTCATCTGTTATTGTGATATTTTTTTTATATTTAAATTTTGCCTTAACAAGTGTTAGTAGTCTTTCTCTTATATCTTTTTTATTGCTAATGTCTATGTCTTCAAGTGGTAAACTAGATACTAAAAATAAATCATCAGTGATCCAGGTTCCAGCACTTCCATATTTTAGAATAAACTCTTTCAAAGGTCTTTACCACCATCTCTTACTAATAACACAATTGCACCGTTGTCTTCTAGTGCTTTTTTTACACGAACCATATACTCTACTGCAATTTTCCTGTCTTCACCAGGTAATTTCATAAACTGATCCTCGCTTGCCTTTACTGTTAAGAAGTTATCATTATCGATTATCTGTAATGAAAAATTTTTTGGAGGTGTTATTGAATGAAAAGCCTTTTTCATGTTTATTGTATACATTATCTTTTATCTTTTTCTACTGGATCTAATCTGTCCCAAAACCCACCAGAATTTCCCTGGTAAACTTCCCCAGTTTCACGATCAATCAGCAGCCATTTATTGGGAGATTTTGTATGAATCACTAGGTCAACGGGATAGTCTAAGTCTTCGTATTCTTTATGACTTCTCATCTTCTCTCCTCCAATGCAAGTATGATTTAATATAAACGGCTGCATATGCTAGAGCACTAAATATGAACCCATACTGGTCTGTATATAAGGCATAGGCTATCCACAGCACTTCATTAAATAAAAGTACGATCCAACCCCAGATAGTCTTTCGACCTACAAAAAATATACCAGTTACGCCTATTACGGCAAGAATCCATGACCACATAGTTACCTATTTCTTTAAACTCTATTATACCAGAAAGTCGCTACAGATTGCAAATGGCTTTGTTTCAAAATCATCTTCGTTAAACTCCTCTAAATGAACAATTATAGTATTACTTACTATTTCTTTTCCAGGATATGTCCATATATGCTTACTGCTTGTAAGAGTAAATGAGTCTTCTTGATGCCAAAAAAATCTTGTATGTGAATAATCATTTATAAATTTTTCAAGAGACAGAAGGTCTTTGCAGTGAAACCATGCATGAGGATTGACCGCACCTATAAAATCTTCATCTATTTTATACTTAGGATAGTCATGTCCAAGAAAGAATCCTTCACCATCTTGAAACCATATATCTATTTCAACCTCAAAGCCATCTTCTATAGCCTTAGAAATATACTCTGGGCTATTCTCTAACTCTGGTTTTGGTCCTCGTGTATTTCCACGATGTGCTATTTTAATCATTATCTCTCCTATAGTTGTAGTTGTTTAAATCTTCTGGGGTTCCTATTCCCCACATTTTTTTAATATTGCTTGCAAACACCCTCTTATTGTCCGCAATCGCCTCATTAAAAACAGGGCAAACATAAAATTCATTGTTTGTTCTAATATCTTTATCTATCATCTGCTCAGCATACTTAACAAAGTCTGAACCATGTTTCCAATAATAAATCCCAACTGTTGCTATGTTGCTAATTGGTTTTTTCTCTGCAACCTCTGTAACTAGACCATCTGAGTTAATTTTTGCATAAGACCATTTTGGGTGTGTAGACTCAAATGTAGCAATTCCTCCATCTGCATTTTTTGTCATTAGTTCATAGATAAACTTCCTGCTATTCCATTCAACTATCTGATCGGAATTAGCCAAGATCAGTGGGCTCTCATTATCTATATATTCTTTTGCTAATAGGCAAGTAACTGCTGCTCCTTCTGTTATCCCATCTACCTGCACAATATTGCAGTCTGGAGTTATAAGGTTAAGTAGGTAAGACAGATTATATTTCTCATAATGTTCTTTTTGAACTATGTAGGTGTATGTTGCATTTACCCCTATAGACTCCACTACAGCCTGAATCATGGGCTTTCCGTCTACTTCCACTAACGGCTTAGGGAATACATATCCAGCATCCTTAAAACGGCTTCCAAGGCCTGCCATTGGTATTAAAACATTAAGTCCTTGATCTTTCCATGTACTTTTTCCAGATTGCAAAAGACTAATAGCCTTATTAATCTTATCCTCTGCAAGGTCTGCTCTATTTTTAATTTCAATCAGGGTAGCCTTGCTATCTCTTGCAGCAAGTTTACCAACAAGGCTATCCTCAAAAATAACAGTCTCATCTGCAATCACACCAAAGTAAGACATAGCCTTCCAGTACATTTCTGGGTGAGGCTTTGGATGCTTTACGTCTTCATTACTTACAACATAGTCTATTAAGTGTACGATGCCTAGCCCCTCTAAGCAATCAAAGACAGTATTACGAATACTATTACTTGCTACCGCTATATTAATCTTATTGTCTTTAATTATTGTAAGTAGTCTAATTAGTTCTTTGTCTTCTGGAATATTTGAAAACATATTACTTGTTATTTCTTGCTTAAGTCTCCAGACACTATCAAAACTTTCTTCTGGAAGATCCTTATATTTATTCAAAAGACTTAGTTTAGCCTTTGTTGTAAGCCCTTCATATATGTTTTCTTGTTCCTCTTTAGTAATTATATAGTCAGGACTTAGTGCTCTCAAAGCATCGTTAAGTGCATCAAAGTGAATAGTCTTGCTATCAACAAGAACTCCATCTAAGTCAAAAACTATTAGGCTAGTCATTTAAAATCCCCATTATGTATTTATTTAATTTTATTTTATTTATAATTTCTGTGCTATTTCTAAGACTTGGAATCATTATAAAGATATGAGCCATATTAAATAAAAGACCTGGGTATAGGGAGTGTAGAGTTTCTTTTCCATTTGAAACCATTGGCACCTCTAACTCAATAATAGTTTGATTTTTTTTCATTAGCAATCCATTTACAAGCCCAGCACTAGTTGGTGAAACTAATGTCTTTACAGAATCAAAATACGCTATCTGATCTTCAAAAGATTCAAAATCTTCTGGACAAATTATTTCAAAACCCATAGAGTAAAAATAATCAGACAGTTTCTGTTCAGAATCTACCCTGTCGTCATTTAAAAAATTAAAGTTTTCTGGATCTCTACCAGCAAAGAGCCCCTTGTTTTTTCTTTTTCTTGTTTTTTCTCTACTCAAAAAAACTTTTCTATATGGATCTACAGATTCTTTAGGACGATATTTTTCTATAAGTTCTGATACAGCATTAACTCCTTCTGAAAAAGTGCTAACGGATGTTACATATGACACATTATTTATTTTTAATGCTGTTCTTTTATCAAGATGAATTAATTCGTAGTTTATGCCTTCGTCAACTAAAGCATCAAGGAAAAACTTATAAAAAGAATTTAGACTTTCTGATCCATCTTTTTCAAAACAGTTGATAATAAATTTTGTTGAAGGATATTTTTTGTTATATACAAGTATGTGTGATAAAGTATCTGATACTGCATGATAGTAGGATGTTGGCAAGTTTATAAAAAATTTATTTTCACTGGAGCATACGTCTAACTTATAGTAAAAAAAATCATTTTCTTCTTTTGATAGTTCTTTTTTGCAATGTATGTCATTAAAGTCTTCTCCAGAAGTCAGGAGGTATACTGTGTCTGGTTCATATTTTAGGATATTCCTACTATCGTTAAAGAATACTAGCATGTCTCCTCCATTATAAGTCCTCTTATTATACTGTTTGAGTCCATTATCTTTAAAACATCTTCTGACGATCTCATTGACGGAATAGAAAAATAAACCAGACTCTTAGCCCAGGCAATTGGTGCATAGTGTTGGTGTATAGTACTCTCTCCCTGAACCATCATAGGTATGGTTAGTTCAACGACCTGGCATCCATCCTTCATAAAGCACATGTTGATTAGCCCTGCTCCCGTAGGAGATATCAATGTCTTAACTGAACTAAAGTATTTTATCTGATCCTCAAAAGAGTCAAAGTCTTCTGGATAAACAATCTCAAATCCATTAGATTTTAAGTATGATTCAAGTGCTAACTCATCCGACATTCTCGCAGAATCATCTTTTATTTTTAATGTCTCTGGGTCCCTATCTCCAGTTATCCAAGATCCAGTTTTATACTTTGTCTTTCCTCTACTACAGTATACCTTTCTAAATGGACTACCTTCAAAATGATAAGGACTTGAAACACTATACAGGTTGGTGACAAAATTATCTGTTAACTTTGGGGATGAATAATAATAAAAATCTTTTATTAAAAACCTTTTATCCATAACTTTATATTCTAAAAGATCTACAAATGTATGCTTTACTTTATTCATTTTTAAAACTTTAATAAAAAACAGAACATGTTCTTGTAGCATGTTCTCAGGTGGTGCACCGCTTAGGATAAAAAAATGAGTCTCTTTATTCTTGTTAAACTCTTGAAGTATAATCCCTAATGATTGCATAAATGTATGGTAGTATCTATCAGATAGTATAACTACACATTTACTCGCTGCATTGTCAAAAACATAATAGTCTTTAAAGTCTTCTATTTTTTCTATATTTGGTGGAGAATAATAGGTGCCTGAAAACTCTAAGGAATAAACTCCCTCAAAGATTTCTGGCTTTGTTTCTTGTCCTAGAACTAACACTTATTGAGACTCCATTGTAAGATATTGCCATGTACTAGCCCAATCAGATTTACTTTTATGTCGTGAGAACTCCTTAGACATTTGTCCATTTTCTAAGTATACTCCACCCCAAACACCCCACTCTTTTTGAGAAACGCCAACAGCAAAACACATTTTTGCAACAGGACAGCCAGAGCATAATTTATCTATTGCTGGCCTAAGTAACTCATCTTCTTCATATTTATCAAAAAATAAATTTGTATCGTAATCCAAACATACAGCATCATCTTTCCATTTATGCTTTGGCATGTTAACTCACAAACTTGTCTGGTATATCCCATCCACTTCTTGAAGGTACAAAACGACGCTGTAGGTGCCATTTGCCATCTACAAAGGCCCCCTGTGGGGCAGTTCTACCCTTCTCAGAAGGATAAGAGTTGACAACAGTCCATCCGTCCCAAACCAATGACTTGTTTGAACTTACAATTTTTTCCATTTGATCTAATGATTTAATTTGCATTGTTATTCTTTCTGCTAGTATCTAAAAATGCCGTATTCGACATTGTTGTTTTTTGCTTCATCAACAAGTTTTGAGACCTGCTCTCTTTCTTTACTTAAAAAAGCAAAGTAGTTTATTTCTGAAATATTTTCTGTTATCCACCAAGGTGGAACTGGCTTGTATTTAATTTTTTTACCACGAGCCTTTAGGCCACGCTCTGAAAGATTTGCAAATTCCATAGCCATTGAATTGATATTTGCTGGTCCTGCAGAGTAGATATGGAAGTCTGGATCTTCTTCTTTTAAAGAAGACATTGTGACTGCCATGGCTCTAAGAAAAACCTGGTAGTCGTCAAAACTACTGGTTCCTTGAATCCCCACTATCATTTTTCTTCCCATCTCTAAGTTGATCCATTATAAACAGCATCTTATCTAATTGTACCTTATCCATACCCATCGTGTCAACTAGGGTAGCATTGGCTCCGTCTATCTCTGTTCCGTGCATTTCTGCACAATAAAAGGTTCCATCTTTTACAAAGTAGGCCTTGTTGTCAAAAATAACAACTTTTATATTTGTTCTTTCTTCCTGCTTGTCTGATTGACGATCTTTCTTTTTCTTGTACAATTTTATTTCTGGAACCAAAGGGGAGATTATCTCATGGATATGGCTCTGACTATATCTGAAAGGGTTTTTAACAATAACATTTGTTTTTGAAGATACGAGTTTTGTTGTGACAAACATGGCTAATAAGGTTAGTAAAGATCCCAAAAAATATTCCATAATTCCTCCTAAACAATTATACTACCTATCTAATGAAATAATTCTTATTATTTCTTTTAGAGTGTATTGCTTATCTTTGTTTAGATTTGCTACCTCTATTTCATCTAATGCTTTTTGAGTTAGCCTAACTATTGGATTTTTTTCAGTTATATCCATATCTAAAAAACCTTCTTGCCATAAAGCCATAGTCTCACGAGAGAAATATGTTGATACTTCGCTGTGAAGTTCTGGACTTACATCAATTAGTTTTTCTGTAAAATTATAAACTGGATCGCCTGTATCCATATCTATACCAGCAACCTCTAACGCTCCAGCAAGTATTAGTTTTTCAATAGCATCGTCTTCATCTTTAAACTCCAAACTACTTACCAGACTTCTTTCTAGCCTTTGCAAGTGCTTGAAAATCTTTGATCTTTGTTTCCCCCATATAGCCCCAAGCATGACCATCATTAATCATCTTGTCATTGATAGACTCTGTATCTCCATCAAGGTATACCCAGCCAAGAATACGACCATACTTCTCTGAAGAGTCCATCTTTTCTGTCTTAATAACTACAGACTTGGCACTGTCAATAGCAGCCTTCAGATAAGCCTTTGCTTCTAGCCCTAGAACCTTTTCAGCCTTGTCTGTTGTTCGAGACTCAGGAGTGTCAATACCAGCCAGTCTAACTCTTGAACTAAAAGAAATATCAAACCCTAGATCAATATCCACATCAATGGTATCTCCATCAACGACCTTTGTTACTTTTTTTACATAGTATTCAAACATTACTTTCTCCCCCATTGTATATAGTTCCATCCACGCTCATGTGCGTAGTAGATGAATATTTTAACTACCGTTTCCCAAAACGCAATCGTTACGGAAAGAGCAGCATTGTTTGTTATCACATAAGCAACAGCAACAGAGGAAAGCGTTCCCCATATGCGATAACTTAATGCCTTGGCAAAGGATCTAGCCTTAGTTACTGTCATGACATAGTCTCGCTATCGTCTGGTCCACCAAACTTCTTGTCTATAATATATACCGCAACAAATGCAATTATAAGTGAGACAACAACTGCAATACCATTCTCTAACATTTATATACCCATTTCCTTACGCTTTTGCGTAGCAGAAATAGCATGAATATCTGCACCTAAATCTACTTGCTCAATCTTGTATCCCACATCTCTACCATATACAATGTTAGTAATGTTAGGTAGTCTTAATACTAATGCGCCATCCATAAATTCATCCTTGGCAATATATTCTTTTACCTGATCAAACTTAAGCGGATCCTTTTCGCTTGTATTGTAGGTATTACGAACTCCAAGAAGTACTTGGTCAGTTCTCTTTCCAGCCTCTCTGTAAAGGGCGTGGTGGCCTTCGTGCCAGGGCTGATACCTACCCAGCATAAGAGTTGTAGGTGCAGACCAATCGTGAAGACTAAACTTATCAATTATGTGAGATGCCTTTGCTTCTGCATCTAAGTTATGACTAATGAATGAGACATCAAACTCTGTTGGTCGCTCAAACATTTTGTTTGTGTCTTCGAACCTACCCTCAGCAATAGTGTCCATGAATACCAAAATGTCTGGCTTACCAAATGCTACACGAGTTAGATCTGTTGGACAAACAAAGTCAACGATGACTGGAGCAACCCCTTGCTTAGCAATAAGTCTTGCCATCTCTCCCATACGACGAGCCTGTTCAAGTCTATCTTCTGGGGCAAACCCTAAATCTGAGTTAACTGTTGAACGAACTTCATCTGCGTTTAGATGAATAGCGTTAATGCGCTCTTTTAGGGCCTTCGCTAGTTCTGTTTTGCCAGAACCAGGTAGGCCAATAATCTGAATAATCATGCGTGTGGTGCTTCCTTTGCTTTGTTTTCAATAAGTTTGTCTCGTTCATCAATGATACTGATCATAAACGACATCATCTTGTCGTAACCTTCTTTGCTATCCATGATTTTGTTGTAATGATGGCCACAGAAAAGAAGTTCTCCGTTTATACCAGTAACCTGTACTAGCGCTTCTGCTGCACAGGAATCACATCTATCTGTTGCCTTCAAGATCCACTCTTTAATTTCTGCAGGGCTATCAATCATTGTATTCATAGTATACTGCCTATTTCTTTCTGTTATCAGTGGAATAGAATCCACTACCGTTGAAAACTGCTCCTACATTAGAGTATACACGAACTAAAGAAGTATTGCAAGTCTCACATTTATACCCAGGATCGCTATCCTTTATAGAGCGTTCTTTGATATATCTTTGTGCACATGGCATGCAATCATATTCATACAATGCCATAGACTAGTTTTTCTTTTTTGCTTTTACTGTCCAGATAGGGGCATTGAGTTTATCTCCACCCCATTCATAACCAAGTAGTTTAACCACTGCTTTAATTATTTTAATACGCATTATTTGACTCCCTTCCCGAATCTAGCCCAGACTCTTTCGTGTAAGAAATATCCAAGTGCTTCCCAACCAATATAAATAAGAGCACCAAGACTTGCGTACTCCCACTCACCAGTAAATAGATAAATCACTCCAGCGACACCAACTAAGTGAAATGTTTCCCAACTTGCTGTCTTTAGAAGTGTTCTTTTAGTTGATTCCATTATAGTGCTACCGCACCCTTTCCTCCGCCACCAGATGACTTCTTAGCAGCAGGCTTTGCAGCCTTCTTAGGTGCTGGAGTTACTGGTGTTGCAGACGCTGCGACCTTGTTTAGTAGTGGAGCATTTTCTTCACCAGTATAAACTGGACGACCCCAGCCAACTACAGCATTTACTAACTTCTTTTTGTTGTTCTTTACATATGCACGAGTCTTCTCAACACACATTCCGCCGTTGCGCTGATCTCCCTTTGCAGTTCCTGAAGTGTTTCCTTCAATAACCTGGATAGTTCCGTCACCATTATTCTTAATGCAAAGACCAACATGTGAAATGCGATTTACACCATCTTCTGGGAAATCAAAATAGATCCAGTCTCCTGGAGTTGGATCATCATTACGAGCATCTGACCAACGCTCAGCCTTCTTAAACCAATCTGCTGCTGCCACTGTTGATGCAGACTTAGGGAATGACTTTACCCCCGCAGTAAATGCTGACCAAGAAACAAACGATTGGCACCATGGTTGGAAGTTTACCTTAATCCATGCACCGTACTTTGTTTCGTTATCCTTTGGGCCTTCAATTGTGCCCACTTCTTTCTTTGCAACCTCAATGATTGCTTCTAGACTACCTTTTGCTGCCATGTTGTGGCCTCCTTTTTCTCTTATACTATTATAGCACTTTACCTACAGATTGTAAAGTTATATTCTTTTTCCCACTTAATAATATCAATTTCATCATTAAGTAGTGGCTGCCCCTTAATATTAAGACTTGTATTTAATAGGACTGGAACACCAGTTTCAAGATAAAACTTATTAATTGCTCTCCATAGACCACGATGCTGGTTCTTATTCACAGTCTGAACTCTTGATGTACCATCTGCATGAACCACAGAAGGTATCTTTTCAGGCTGTAGGCACTTGACCGTATACTGCATGTAAGGGCTTGTAAAGTCCATATCAAACCATTTAGAGGCACACTCCTCCATAACCACTGGGGCAAATGGTCTAAACAACTCTCTCTGTTTAATTAAATTAACCTTGTCTTTTATTAGTGGATCTCTAGGATCTGCAAGGATGCTTCTGTTTCCTAATGCCCTTGGTCCGTATTCGGCTCTTCCTGTTGCTACTGCTACGATTCCATCTTTTAATATACCGTCCACAATTTGCTGAACAGGATACTCTCCTCCAAGATCATAACCAAGATATGGAGTCTTCCAATCAAGGTGCTTTCCGTGCAGGGCTGCTGCAGCGCCCAAAGAACTACCAGCATCTCCAGGGTTAGGCATGATCCAAATCATATCAAAAATATTCCATAGTAAAGTATTTGCAGAAGAGTTAAGAGCACAACCACCCATGAATACCAAATTATTTTTTCCAGTCATTCTTTTTGCCATACGCATAAACTGATTTAGCCTTTGCTCGTAAACCATCTGAACTGCTGCAGCGATATCAAATCTGTCTTGCTCAGTAATTACCATTCCCCAGTCATTGATTCCTTTATGAAAGTTATACTTTTGCTGATCATACTCTGGAAAATACTCATCTACTTCTTTGTAATATCTTTTCCAGTCTCCGTATGCAGCCATACCCATCATAATATATTCTTCTTGGTTTGGCATAAGTCCAATCAGTTCTGTAAATGCAGAGTAGAATAATCCAAAACTAATGGGATAGTTCTGCTTATACTTAAGTTTAATCTTGTCGCCTTCACCAACCCAAATTGTTGATGTATTAAACTCACCAATTGCATCTAGCACTACAATACATGCATCATCAAATGCGCTTGTATAATAACCTGCTGCTGCGTGAGAGTAATGATGACCAAAGTTTTTTCTTGGTAAGTCTCCAAGTTCTGTAGACTCAAACCATGGCCTGTCTCCACCAAAGCCTCCACGAGTCTTTACTCTAAGTTTCTTAAGTAAAGGCTTTTCGTAATATGCTATTTGATCTGGATACCCATATTGCAGTGCATCTTTTATTAGTTCTTTATTCGTAAACCAGTCATTTTTTTGTTTGCTGTATCTTTCTGCATGCCCAGCAAAAAGAATTTCTCCATCTTTTATTAAAGATACTGAAGCATCATGAGTGGTTTCGTTTACCCCTAAGATAATCATTCTGCTCCAGTTGAATCTCTTTTTTCGTCAAGAGGAACGTTGTGGTACCAGTTTGGCAGTGCATACCTTGGGCCACGTGTGACTGGATACACTTCGTGAACGTACAAGAAGTTTGAAGGAAAAAATAATACGCTTCCTGCTTCTGGCTTAAACTTTAATCCAGACTGCCTGAACTCAATTTCTCCACCCTCATAGTCATCATTTAAGTATAAAAGAACAGACAAGACTCTTGTGCTAATGCCTTGGTCTTGGTGTGCTGGCAGATGACCAGTCTTGTCGTACTTAAGCAGGTGCATAGTTTTTTCTCTAGACTTTATATTTTTTTCAGCAAATGGATAAAGTTCAGTTGAATAGTGACTTAGGGTTCTATCAAGTGCACCAAATAGTTCGTTAGATATAAACGTTTGTTCTTTTAGATATATATCTGATTTTGAAATATCTTGCGCCTGTGGTATAAACTTTTGCATATTAAAAGTAATCTTGTTTTCGCCTTCTCCGTAAGTCCATGGAATCCATGGCTTTACTGATGTCATAAAAGGTGCTGGCTTGTCTTTTTGATATCTCAAATCAAGTTCTTCAATCTTTTTAATCAAACCATATGGATCATTTACTATATTTTTATAATAAACCATTCCAAGATCTAAGACTTCAAAATCATTCGTCATTTAACGGATATTCCTTAGCCTTCCACTTTGGGACTACCCCTGGATTTAGGAAATCTGGATCAGCATGGTTTGGAAGGCTTGTGTGCATGTATAGCGCTGTATGCCTGTTACCAGATAGGACCTTAGTTATTCCATGAATATACTCTGTTCCAGCACTAGGGAAGAATACTGCAGAATATCTTCTTGGCTCATACACATAATTTTGATTTGGGAAATAAATTCTTCCACCAGTAAACTCTAGATCTGGACTGATTGTTTGTCCTTCTTCTTCTTCTTGTGGATTTAAGTTACCATTTAAGTAGATAATTGTGCTCCACTCAATCCATGGCTCTGGTCCCTGTGCGTCAATATGCAGATCACCCTTTGTACCTTCTGTCCACCAAGAACCAAAAGCCTTAAATACATAGATGTCATTATAGAAAGCATTTTGCTCCTTATGAACCTCATTAGACTTATCTCCATACTTTTTTAAAATATCCATTACAGTTTTGTTGTATGGGAAAGAGGTTCCTCCATATCTTTTTTTATAATATTCTGGATATGGGTTTGTTGAAGATGGATTCTTTTGTTCATTAATTAAGGTCTGTGCATCTTCTGGCGTTATAAAATTCTTTATTACGTGGATTCTGTGTCCACCTTTTAGGTCTGCCCTGCGTTCTGCAGGCATGTTTGAGTCTGTCATATTTTCTCCTTTATATAATTATACCATTAATGGATTGCTTTTGTATTGCCTAGATATCTTCTTGCATCTACCTTGTTAAAGGAAAGTGCTTGTGGATCATACTCGACATCATTTGTATGAAAGGGTAAATCATTTAGGTGCTGAAACACATTATTATGAAAAATATTAAAGTCCTCTACGCTTCTTTCTAGACCATTAATATTTTCAAAAGAATTAAAACCATTTTTTAAAAGACTTATTGCTTCATTGTAATTATGATTCAAAGAAAATGGAACGTATATCTGACCGATAAGATTTTCTGAAACCTTTTTGTAGTAGTTGGATGGTGTGCAATATATGTCAATGCCTTTTGTAAAAATCTTAACAGACAAGGACTCCTCTTCTCCATTATACTTTAGGTATGTTGGATATTTAACTTCTGATAAAAAAGATGTTAGACCAAATATAAAATCTCTATCTATATACTGCGTAATTGAAAAACTATCAGTATATTTATTTTCTTTACTTAAAAAGAAAAGGTTTTCCAAACCTAAAACAGTTTTTCCAGATCCAGAAATAACACAATTGTTTTCTTCTACAAGGCTTACCAGATCATCGTCCCAATTTTTTGGAACCATGACTGAATCTCCTAGAATTAAAGAATATTTAGATAGGTTTGTTCTTATAAAAGAATTTTTATGATGGCAGGGGCTTGATATAAAATCCCAGAATATATGGAAATAACTACAGTTAGGACTAGAAAAGGTATCTCTTCGGTTTAGTGGGTGTTGATCTGAGATTATAACTTTTATTTTTCTTTTACCACTAGAATTTTTAAATACATTATCAACAACATCTTTAAGGTTCTTGCCTTTGTAGGAATAAATTAAAACTAATATCTCATTCATCATCGTGTGAAACTTCTTTTATCTTAGAATTTTTTACACCAAACATCTTTTTTCTCCAGGCTGTTTGCTTGTAGTATCCATAAAGTCTTGATCTTCTGTTTTCTGCTGCTAGTTCATGCCTGTCAAGCGCTTCGTCTGTCTCTATGCACTCTGATTCCCAAGAATCTCTCTTGATTGGAACAATCTGAAATATTGGTGTTCCCTTTGGTATTACTCCTATAAAATTTCTCTTTAAGAAAAATGCTGTAAAAACTGGAAGGCCCCAAATATCTGACTCAACAATTCCAGACATTGTGTAAAATGGAAGGTCATACCTGTTCATTGGGTGTGTAATGAGTACAGAATATCCTGGAGGAGTTTCATAGAACCAGTTCATTCTCCAACCATAGTGAATTGGATGACAATTGTCTGGCACTGGTAATTCTATAGTTGGTCTTTTATCTACCATCATTACCTGGCCTTTCCACGAAATGATTGGCTTTCCATCTTTATCTAAATCAACATACACATCATCTTCTAATACATATTGATATCCAGCAGTTAGCGCATCAAAAAAAGGCATACACATTTTTGTTGCCACCATTGCTCCATCAGTACCAACATTATTATTCACACCAAGGGTTATATCATCATTTGATCTATCAAAACGTGCAAGGCTTCTATACCATTCTGGAACTTTGGATACTGCTGGCACTGGCATAGTAAGCATACCAGAGTGTCCTAAAAATGTTGGAGTAAACTTTATAGGTAGTGGAACATCACTCACTTAAAATCCTTTTTTGATCGCATTTTGTTCTTATAGCCAAAAGAAAATGTACTACGAAGAGAAAGTCTTTGTGCAGTTATTTCTTTTTGTGCCACCTCTGGATCAACTAACTCCATTTGCCAATCTTCTCTTTGGAATGGAAGGACTTGAATAAAAGGAGTTCCTTGTTTTATTACACCTTTAAAATCTTTTTCAATTAGCATAGAGACGTGTCCATCTGTAATAAAATTATCAGTGTCTATTATTGCTTCTATTGTTAGGAATGGAAGGGGATCTTTGTGAGTTGGGTGAAGAAACAGGCAACTGTATCCTGGATCTGTTTTTACCGACCAGAAAGGTAAAATTCTAAATAGTTGCTTATGGTATTTATCCCTATCTATAGGGAAATGAGAATACTGCTCTTCAGAATGTGACGCTATCATGCTTATTGCAAAAGTCTTCATAGGCTGTGGAACTGACCACTCTAGTTTTTCTGGATTGGTCGCATCAATATATATATCGCAAGGAATAGATAATATGTATCCTGCAGTGATATAGTCAAATATTGGCATGCATCTCTTAATTGTCGAAGTAGAGAACCCTTGTGCAAGCGATTCTTTTTCATTTATTACTGATGGCTGACTTTTATACCAATCTGGAATAGCCTTTAAAGCGGGATATGGCTTCGGAGCAAACTCTGTGGTTGACTGGCTAAATGGGTAAAACTTGATCTTGTTCATAAAAGTTCCTAACTTTCTCTTCAATTATACCATCTACTTTAAATACTATGTCAAACATTGCTGAATACCTTTTTATTTTACCAAACTTGTGGTCAACCATATGAGAGCCAACCCTCTTAAATTTAAATGGCACAAAGTCTGGCTCTAGATATCGTACATCTTCATCTATTTTTTTATGAACAAAGGAGTCTGGGCTTATCATAAATGGAGAATCTTCTTGCGGTGTTTCATAAAAAATTTCAGCGTCTATGTCTATATACCATGGCACATAAAACTTAAACACATCATCAAAGCAGTCTTTGTCTTTCTCCATTTTGAAGTCTGTGTTGTAGTATTGCCTCATCCATGGCCTGTCGATATTTCTTAGTCTTGTGGATGTCTCAAGCAAAAAGAATTCTGCATGGTTTCTCTGCCTCAACCTAACAACACCATTCTCTATACCAACAAGACTTGGTGCAGGATAAAGAGCCTGAACGTATGGATTGATTGGCTTAATCACGCTATCTTTATGTTTTCCTTTTGCCACAGAATCAAACCTAACCCACCTATCTGGCAGCCTTGACTTTAAACTCAGGTCAGAAAAAATAGGATCTTTGGTCTTGTACCATATGTCAAAATCATCAGTGATATTGTTTAAAATTGATGGGTATTCCACTTTGTTCCATTCTTCTCAATTGTTAAAACAATTATACACCATATAACTTACTTTGCTGGGCTGGCAGGTATCGATCCTGCGACATCCGAATTAACAGTTCGGCACTCTACCATCTGAGTTACAGCCCAATCCTAATTAAGGAAGCAAAACCCTTGTTCTGCTATTAGGAACAAAAGAGATCTTATCGTACATTGCTGCTGCTAAGGTAGCAGTTGCTGATGTTGTCATAAATACTTGGTTTGTAGAAACACCACTTTTAGAAACAACTTTTAGTGAACCAGCAGATAGAATGATATCTGTGTATTCGTTCACTCCATCAGTCTTTTGTCTTGACAATGTTGTAACTGCTGTTACATTTGGCAAACATGCTGGATACTCTAGGCTTCCAACCTTGTTTGTATTTCCAGTTGAAGCATAGACATTGACTCCATGCCCCTTCAAAGAGTCGACATTGGCGATAGTACTTGCCTTAACAACTGCTTTATTTTGACCAGTTGTTGGGGAGCATCCAAGTGATGTATTGGATCCTGCACCACGAGCAAATGATACAGACTTAATATTCTTTGTACTTAGGTTTGCAATAACCCAAGACAAAGCATTATTAAAATCATCTCCATTTACGATGCCTGTTGGAGTGGTTGCAGCCTTAATTAAAATAAGATTTGCAGTTGGATTTGCAGTTCTTGCAACTTCAGCCATGATTGTTCCGTGCATTGACTCTGTTGTTTTTCCAGATTGAGGAACAGAGCAGTTAGTTGTATAAAGACACACTACTTCACGGCTTCCCGAAATTAGAGACTCGTTAAAGTTACTGTCGATAATTACAACAGAACCAACATTACTTGCAGTTGCATTAATTGGAACAACTACTGAAAACAATACTGCGATTAGTGCGATTAACTTTTTCATATTTACATACCCTTTATCTTGATTACTAGTTGACATGGGTCGCCTCCTGCTTCCCACTCTTGTTGCTCTTCTTCACTCATATAGGGGTCTCCCTCATGAGTATTACAGAACGGTTCTGTTATCCATCCCCGATCAATTCCATTTTCTAGCCAGATCTCAAACTCATTAAAATCTGATTCTGACTCCTGAATATTCTTAAGGATTTCTTCAAATTCTTCGCTCATATATAAAGTATATCTTACTCTTGTTTTGATGTCAAGTTTAAATATTTTTCCACCATAAACTTTGCAGTAGCATGGTGCATTGCAATACCCATATGCCTTTTATCTCTAGCAACTAAAAGATATTTTTCCTGACTATTTTTTTCCATAAAATCATTAATATCTTGAGCATATTCTTGTTTATCTACTTTATAAAATGTATCAAACCTTCCATCAAAAAAATCATTAAGACTTTGTTTTGAACCCTTAACTGGCTCAATCTCCCAAGTGGATGAAATAAGTTTAATATTGTTAATCTTGCAGTAAATTTCTAATATCTGATAAAACTGTATTGCTCTTAATTGAGCCAACTCTAATACAGGCTCAAACCCACGATGTATCTCTGGCATTAAGAAAAATACTGTTCCTGGATTATTATATATATTGCAATATTTAAAAAAATTATAAACAATTTCTTCTGTTGCGCCTGAAATTAAAGATAGATTATTTAGGTTATTGTTGGGTGCAATAGAATCTAGTACAACTTTTGGCCAAATAAAGTTTTGTGCAACACCAACACCAAATGTTTGAGAACAACCTAAAAAAACAATATCTTTTTCTGTATTTTTTTTAAAACTATCAGATCTGTATCCATCAATATTTATAAAGTCTAGTGAATCCCATCCCCAGTTATTATATCCACCAATAATAACTTTTTTGTCATTGATTAGGCATGGATATAGTTTGTCATCTAGGTTGCCAAAAATTTCTTTATATGCTCCAACTAAATTCCAAGAAGTTTTTCTAGTAATACTATCTGTGTCAGTGCGAAACTCTTTCATAAACTAACCACATCTACTGGTCCCATGCAAGATGGGTTAAATTTAATTGCAGCATTAACTGCTTGGACTACTCTATTCCTTGCATTTTTTTGTTTATCTGTTGCATACAAAACCCCATAGGCATACTCTGCTCCAGATCCCATAGCAAGATATGGAAGTGTATACTTAGATAAAGACATATCTGCAGAACTATGCTCATAGATTTCACCACGAACTGCAATGATCAAACCAAGGTCTCCGTCTTTAGATGTATCAACCCAGAACTCATTATAAAATTCTTTAAGTTCTTTAATAAACCTGGTTTGCATAAACTTATCTGTGTCTTTTATGTTAGGGGCAGTTGGCTTAAAGTTAAAACGGATTCTTTCTCCGTCCATTGATCCAGCATATCCAATAAGATACGGACCTATCTTCCAAACCTTTGGTGCATCAAGTGCTAGAATAGT